CTAAGCAAAAAAACAATGCGACATATAATGATTATGGCATTCAGGGTAAAAAAGCGTATCCTAACAATCGTTCAACAAACAACGAAACGAATTATTTCGGTGGCATTGGTCACTCGGTAAGTGCTGCAATTGCCCCGATTATGGATGCACTTCGTCCGTCAAAAAAGGAAAATGCCATCGGCACATTGCGCCCTTATCAGAACGCCGGTTCTCACGTTTCCGAAACTTATATTTATGATCCCAGCCAAAAGGCGCCCACAACCCATCGCGAAACAATGGAAAAATCAAAATTCCATTTAAATATTAATCGTAACCAGAGTGGCGGGGCTTATAAAGTTACTGAGCATAAAGCAAGTAACAACGCACGTATGAAAACAGGTGATTTTTATTACGCGGGTAATTCGTCAGCCGGTGCTGGTTCACGTGAGATGAAATCATATGAAGCAGAATATAATCAGCGTAATAATGATATTAAAAGCTCTACTATCGAAGGGCGTATGGTTCCTGGAAATATGAAATTAGCAAATCATCACGTAAATGTTGCGCAAAATAATCGCGACACCAAATTAAAAAATACTCGGGAATTATCAGGAACAATGCCTGCTCAAAGTGTATCAACACAGCAATTGGGTGTATCGGCTCAAACCAATAATCGTTTATATTCGGGAATAAATAAAGATAGAAATACAGGAGATTTAAATAATGCATTACAGTCTAACCCATATGCAGTTGATTTCACAAAATATATGTAAATACATAAGAAAATGATTTTTATGAATTAATAAAATCCCAGTTTTATTAATTCAATGGTATACGAATACCGTATTGATTAGACTGAACAATGGTTCAATCTATATTTTACATAGTTGATGTAAATAATTTATTCATATTGTCTGCCTCTATATTACATGGTTGTTCTTCCAATAGACGATAAATGAAGCTATCGTCTCTAAATCGTATAGTATATGACTGTTGAATTTGGTTACGTCCAATGCGCCCCAATGCTTGAAGGGTCTTTTGTTGCGTCATTTTTTCCAGGTCCTTACCAATAATACCGTGACAAAACTGATAATTTGTACCGTAAATATAATCAGATGATGCAATAATCATAAACAATCGCTGCTGTTCTGCCAGTGTTTTCATAATTTCATTATAATCACTATGTTCTACATCAATCAATACGCCAATACCCAATATCAATAATACTTTAAGATTATTATCAACATTAAGTAGCATAATGTTTGTTATACTTTCTTCATCAATATTAGGAATAAATGCATTTTCAATGATTTTATCATCATCAACCCAAATCTTTTGATGTTGTGTCGTATTTGGTATGTATTTGTAATCCAATGAAATCACCATAATCTGTTTTCGAAGTTTATTAATTTCAATCATAATTCCTTTACTTTCTCGGTCAGTTGCTTCTTTAAAATTATCTTCGTCGCCTTTTGATTCTTCCTTACTTGTTATAATTGCATCAAGCGTGTTTATTTTCTTCATTATGTCATTGTTTTTGTTTATTTTTGCCATTATTTTTTGAAATTCGGGAATTGGAATTTTGGATTGTTGTATATAAAAGTTTCCAATTTTACTTACGTCTTCGCATAAATATATTGTTGGACCATCTGTTAACGTATGGGCGTCTTCGGTAGTATATAATACACCGGACCGTTTTTTTACTGTATTATCAAATACAGATTGGGTTCGTGCGATTGTTTTGGAAAATTTAGATTTTTCATTACATTTGAAATACTTATATATAGTTGACCATTGTTCTTCTTTTATAATTTCAAGACACATCAAATAATAAATTTTTATCGAATTCATAGTAATATCTGATATACTATTGAAATAATTATCAATCTCATAATCACTATCGATTAATTTATGTTCGTGCAAATAATAAATATATTCTACAATTTGTTCAACATCAAAATATCGCAATAGGGTTTTATTGTTTTTACAGAATTTTACACATTTTTGTAAATCCGCAAAATGTTCATACATATTATGTGGAAGCACGCACACATTTGATTTTGATAAAATTGGAATGGATTTCTTACAATCATAACTATTTATATTGTAAATCGTTGCATCATTAAATTTGTTTTTAAAGTCGTCTATCACACTTGTGATCTCTTCTTGTTTCGGTAATGTAGCACACGACAACACCATATTTGGGATTATATTCTTGGACCAGTTTGTATGTATAATACTATGTAATTCGTGCGAAGGATTATCTAATGTAATTGTTGGTTCATCCCAATATGTTATAATATTCTCTTTGTTATTAAACTGACACATATAATTCATAGACGTGATATATGAGCGAAGATCGCAAATCATAATTTCCACTTTTGAACCATCACTATTGTCAATTTTTTTAGAACCACTCTTATATTTAATATCCTGTCCAATTTTATGACATTTGGGGTTTTTACATATACACGTTCCTTTCGCATCACGTTCGTGTTTAAAATGTGAACTGGCAGCATAATAATGAAGCCGAATTTCATCTGCGGTATCTGAACCAAACGCAAACGCAATTTTTTTCCCCAGCGCAATGCAGGATTTTGCCAAAGCCAATCCAATATGACGCGCAACACACACAAATATAATCTTATATTGGTTTGATAATCCGATAGGAGTCAATGTTTTACCAGTACCGGTGGGTGCACAATACAATACAAGTTTGGGGTTTTCGTCTTGTTTAAACACATTAAATATATCCTTTTGGTGTTCAAATAATAGTTTATCTTCTGATGATAATAAATATGCGTTCCGTTCAATATAATTATGTGCATTTTTTAAAATTACATTAGGAGTTATATTCGGCGAAGCAAAATCAATTACATTTTTTGCAAAATCTAATATAATAGTATTAATATTTACAATCGATGATTTTTTTATTTGAATAAGACTATATAAGTAACTGATATATGTATTTTTTTTCTTATGAATATATTTCAATATATTTTCACACAATTCAATCAATAAATATTCAAAGATTTCTTTTTTATAACATTCCATATTATCGTCCAAATTTTGTATTCTAACACTATCAGTACTATTTAATTTTTGCATTTTTGATGTATTTTCAGGAACATAATCGAACTCGTATTTCTTACATAGTTTACTTATACCTTTTTTAAAATATTTTTCATACAGATATTTATGTATAACATTATGCGGTTCGATTTTCAAGAATGATGTAAGAGATTTATTATCGTTATAATAAACATTTGTATTTTCATAACCGTCATTAATAAGTTGTAAAATATTTTTCTCCGCACCATTTACTGGTACTTCCAAACTTTCCCATTCCTTTTTTGTCAGTTTTAGTTGCCTAAGATCCATTGTATTTTATATATATTTCTATCAACACATTTTTTCGTTCAATTTTTATACACATATTAATATAAATATTAGGTGTTTATTATTAATAACAAATAATATGTTGAACTTTTTTTTAAAGAAAACAAATCTACAATATATAAATTATCAAAATGTTCAGGAATATATAAACGATAATAATGCCATAATTATAAATACTCTTATCGGTAGTGAGCAAGGTTGTTTAATATATAATACAATAAATTATACTGCTGAGCAAGAGTTGTTTAATCAACTCATTAATAATTATGATTTTAAATCCAAAACGATTGTCATTTATGGACGGAATTGTAATGATAATAGTGTGATGAAAAAAGCAAACCAATTAATAGAACTGGGATTTCATAATATTTATATATATAATGGAGGATTGTTTGAATGGATATTGTTACAAGAAATTTACTCAGATGAACATTTTAAAACGACAAGTGAGGTAGATGATATTTTAAAATATAAACCAGACAAGATGTATTTATAAAATTGATTGGTTATTTTATTTTATTTTATAATATTATATAAAATGAAAATATTGTCGATTGAAGGAAATATCGGGGCAGGAAAGTCGACACTGTTAAATGAACTACAACGTCGACTACAACATAATCCCGAAGTAATATTTATGCTGGAACCAACAAATGTATGGGAAAATATTAAAGACGATGAGGGGTGTACGGTTTTGGAAAAATTTTATGCAGATCAAGAAAAGTATGCATTTTCGTTTCAAATAATGGCATTTGCTACACGCATCCAAAAAATGAGACAAAATATAAAAGACAATCCAAAGGCAAAAGTAATGATTTGTGAACGGTCGTTAGAGGCGGATTATAACATTTTTGCAAAAATGCTACACGATGATAAAAAGATTGAGAATATTAACTATAAAATATATTTAGAATTTTATAAGATCTTCAAAGAAGATTTTCCTATCCAAGGAATTATGTATATAGATGCAACCCCCGAAATATGCCATACGCGTATTAAGTCACGTTCACGTAGTGGCGAAGAAGATATACCACTAATATATCTTCAACAATGCGATAAATATCATAGATCGTGGTTATTTGAAAATAACTCAGTGAGATTACTGCGTTTGCAAACGGATTACCAGTTTCAAAATATTTCAGATAAAAATCGATATTTTGATTTATGGACAAATCAAATGATTGAGTTCGTAGAGAATTTTACGTAAATTTCACAACAATGTGTACATTTTCCTTCTTAATACATTTGCACGCCGAAACTGATAATTCTTCTCTTTTTTTACGCGTTTTGTTTTCATTAGCGGGTTCTTGTTTTTTTCTCGAATTTGTATTTCGAGAATTCATATCTTTTTCGATATCATCATAATGTTGTTCAATATATTTTACAATATTGGATTCGAGTGCCCATCGAAAAAAATTCAGTTGTCCAATAGTTGTTTCCATATTATGTTTTTCATCATACGGAATACATATACGGTCCCATCTACAAAATGGGTCAAATCGTTTTTTTGAATATGCCTTTAATTTTAATTTATATTCATGAAATACTTTAAATCTATCATTATTCAATGAGTATACAACATATTTCTCCTTTGCATAATTCGTAACAAACCAATCTATTATACGCAATGAGATCTTACCTTCTCCATTTATTATCGAAATAATTGCATCCAAATGTGTTTTATCCACGTAAAAATTCATTAAACTGGATAATAATAAATCATTTTGTGTTGTTGAATAGCGACTTGACATTACATAATAGTACGCTTTGTACTTTATATTATTTTTTACAAAAATAATTTTGATTATAGTGAAACGTGAAATAAAAATGATTTGAAAATAATATAATGGTGTGTTATATATTATATTATGGGTTTTAATACATTTGAAGAACAATATACCTATGCGAAACAACAATGCGTCAATGCAATTGAACAAGGAAACAATGTGGTATTGTGGGGGACGGGTGCAAATGGTAAATCACATTTAAACGATTCATTGAGAGATACTTTACCGGACCAGTATTATGCGGGAATTTTACATACTATGCCTGTGTCTGACTTCTTAGATGACCATAATTTCACTCATTTTATTATGGAAGTAAACTCCATTGACCATATGCTCGTATATATTAAAGAGTATGCCTTTGTATTTATTAATATGGATGCATTTCAGTATCCCAAACTGTCGTCGTTGAGAAGTGGTAGAGTTAGTAATTAAATTTAAAAATATATTCTAATGGAATTGTATACAGATATAAATGACGAGCGAAATCAGACAAACAACCAATATAGATAATAGACGAGGAGCAATACGAACATCGTCTAAAAAAATATCTCACAAGATGGAAACAAAAAAATGCTTTTCGTGTTTACAAACACACGAGCTTACGAATTGTATATATTGTGGAAAAGTAGTATGTATTCAGTGTATTGATGATAATGCGTGTCTTGTGTGCCACGGTACACGTGACATTATTAAATTGAAAAAAAAAAGATGTAATTGGTTTTGTTGGTTTTAACCTGTTTTTTCATTTGCTGTTTCATTTGATAACATCATATGTTTTACAACCTTAATGTTTGATTTCTGTGATCGAATTCTATAATGACAACAAGGGTGGGTCTGAAAGTTCCCACTGGATGTATACCGACGTCGGGTTGTTGTGCGGTCAGATAATATACAATGAACACTGCAATTATGTGACATGCTAATAATCTTGAACTGGTCGTTACAGTAACTGATAAAATTGTCAATTTCGTCATACGCCTCCTTAAACAGTGGCAAATACACTTCAATTGGGGTATGTTTGATTTTATCCCTTAACGTGATATGCTCAATGTTTATATTGTTATCTGTAATTTTCATCAAAAGTCCCTGAATGATGTCTTTTCCTACATTAACAATGAGTTCATAAATATAAAGTAAGTCAGTATATTTCAATCGCCGTTTATTTTTATCATTTATAAAAATACGAAAATTATCTTCGGTCATATCTTTAACAATCCATCTAACACGCTCCGGTATTACATTTTCACATTGAATTAACAGCGCACGTGCATTTGTCATTTCAACATTTTCAAAATGTGAAATAACACGAGTTAAATTACATAATGACTCGGCATATAAATGATAATGTGTATTGTAGTCAAACGCGTGTCGTTTGTTATCATTTTCTTCTCTAAATAAATAACGACCAATGTAATTAACACACGAATTTAATAATATTGAGTAATTTCCACAGGGGTCGTCGCCTGGTTGTCTGGGTACAACACCTGTGTTATTTTCACGAAGAAACTGAAAATAATGAGGATTATGTACGGTACCATTTTCAATACGCCCAGTTATCCAATCAAATGCACAGTGACACGAGATACACCACATTTGATTGCATCCTTCTGTTTTATAAATCCGTTCTCCGCATTTAGGGCACGGTTTTGTGGTTGCCTTGATATGGGTAGCACTTTTTACTTGATTTTCATCACATACATGATCACCCTTCGTTTCATCTGCCAACACATCCAAACATTTGGAACAACATTGTGTTTCACACACTCCACATTTATATTGCGTAGATAGAAACCCTTTACAGTCCTCCTTTTGACACGGCATTATGAATCGTTTTTTATCGGCGGCTTCAATTCCGCACGCATTTTCCAATTCAGTTTTGCGTTCGCGAAGTTCGTATATTTCAGTGTGAATATCGACTCGATTGATATCATTTTCTTGGCGAAGTGTTCTTAATGTTTCAAGATAAAATTTTCGTGCCTCATCCTCGTGTTTTCGCTGGGAAATAAGTATATTTTGTATTTCGGTCATTTTATTATTAATTTGTTCTCTAATTTCCTTAATTTTTGGAGAATTCTTAACACGAAGTCGTTTTCTTTCCATATATGTATCGACCTCAGGCATTGTCTCCTGAATAAGAACCTTATTGCGTTCAAATAATAAATTATTATGATGTGCTGTATATGTATTTACAAACCAAGAACGATTTAAATTTATAATCACAAATGCTTGTTCCCATGATTTGCGGCAATTCATACAGTGTAAATCGGCAGTTGAGTTCATTAAATATGTACGAACGCACGTTTTGCACGCATTAAAATTACAAGATGGATTATTACAGCATACTTTCGTTTTTTTTGATTTATTATAGGTCTCAATACAAATCGGACACTCACTCATTATGTTTTATATACACTTAGTTATATATATATCAAATCAATTTTAATATATATTTAAAAAAATAGTTTATAATATTAAATTATTTTTTTTAATTATTTTTAATTTTGCAAAGAATAATGCAAACAACTTAATTGCTGTAAGCAACACCAGCCATACCACTCATAACACGGAGGACATTGTAGTTCACGGCGTAGACGCGGACCTTGGCAGTGGCGGAACCAGCAACAGTGTTGGAGGAAAGAACAAGCTGAAGAACCGCGTTATCAATACGAGAGAAATTGCAGGTTCCCGAAGGCTGGTGCTCCTCGGGGCGAAGGGCGAAGGAGTACACGTTAATACCAGTGTCGGGGCTCTTGGTATGGTGCTGGAAAGGCTGGACAACATCGAAGTAAGAACCTTCACGCTCAGAGAAACGGTCCTGGCCATTAAGCTGTAACTTGGCAGTCACAACGGGATTCTCACCCCAGCAGTGCATATCGAGGGCAGATTCGGCAAGGACGAAACTGGCGGCATCACCGACGGAGGGGCCGATGGTGGAACTACCACTGACATCAACGGGTCCATCAACGAAAAGGTTTCCGCTAACAAAGT